AAAGTCAGATGGAACTCCCTATGCGACTGAGAAGGGTGCTTTCCGTAATCATCCCTGTACCAAGTGGGCAGCAGAGAGTATTCATAATGCCTACTGGTTGATTAAGTGGGGTATGAACCTTTGTGATGAGTATTCTGTTCGTTATGGTAAGACTCATTCGTGCTATAATACTCTTCTGGATGCTTACTATCTTTTCCCCAAAGGAAAGATTACTGAAGTGACTCCGTTTGCTCGTGCGATGCCCGATGAATGGAAGTATGATGATAGTATTGACACTTTTACTGCTTATAAGAGGTATATTGCCTCTAAATCCTGGGTTGCGGACAACTATCTCCGTATGCCCCAAAGAAAACCTTCGTGGATTTGATTTATTATGAGTGATTTTCTGTGGTGCGAAAAATATCGCCCAAAAACAATTCAAGATTGTATTCTTCCTGAGCAAACTAAAAAGTCGTTTCAGGATTTTCTAAATAGTGGCGAACTGCCTAACTTGCTTCTGTGTGGACCTGCTGGTGTAGGAAAAACCACCGTGGCAAAGGCATTGTGTAATGAATTAGGAGTAGATTGTTATGTCATCAACGGATCCGACGAGGGTAGATTCCTTGATACTGTCCGAAACAATGCGAAAAACTTCGCTTCGACCGTCTCACTTTCGTAAGATGCTAAACACAAAGTCATCATCATTGACGAAGCAGATAACACGGGGAACGACGTTCAACTCCTCCTTAGGGCGTTTATTGAGGAGTTTGCTGGTAATTGCCGATTCATCTTTACCTGCAACTACAAAAACAAAATCATCGAACCCCTCCATTCCCGATGTGCCGTCATTGAATTTTCTATCAAAGGAAAAGAAAAGGTCCAGCTGGCGGGACTCTTCTTCAAGCGTTTACAAAACATCTTGGATGCGGAGAGCGTCCGATATGATCCGAAAGTCCTTGCAGAACTCATTAACAAGCACTTCCCAGATTTCCGAAGAGTCACCAACGAATGTCAGCGATATTCCGTTGGAGGAGAAATAGACTCTGGAATTCTTGCGTCCTTCTCTGACATTTCCGTAAATGAACTTAACAAGTATCTGAAGGAAAAGAACTTCCCTGAGGTTCGTAAGTGGGTAGTTTCTAATCTGGATAATGACATTAATCTTATTTTGCGTCGTATCTATGATTCTTTGTATGAGGTTCTTGATGGTCCTTCCATTGCTTCTGCTGTTTTGATTATGGCAAAGTATCAGTATCAATCTGCTTTTGTTGCAGACCAAGAGATTAATCTTCTTGCTTGTCTTACGGAAATTATGTGTGAGTGTAGTTTCAAATGAATCCATATAAAATTGACGTAAAAAATTTAAAAGAAATTCCTATTAAAACCACTCCAGAAAACGTAAGAGAGGCAAACGAAGCATTGTTTCGTGCTAAAATGACTCTTCCTGCGGCCGCAAAGCATTGTGGTATGACTCATAAGGAAATGAAACTTACCTTCTGGGAATATTTGAAGTATCACAAACCTGATTATGATCAATCCTGAACTATTTGACTTCCCTTCTATTTTTGGTGTAATTAAATCTACTGAGGGACTTAAAAGAAATCAAACTCGTCCTTTGCGGGCAGAAGTACAAGAAATTGCTATTTCTAAGTATAGTGGTGGTCAATTGGAATATATTGGAGATAAAGAAAATGGTAAAGATTTTTATGGTTTAATTGATAATCTTTTTTATGAGTCAAAAGGAATGGATGGATTGTTTCAGAAAAGAGTTACTTACACGAAACAAATTACACTAAAAAACTTTCAAGGTAATAATTTAGGTCTTCCCGAAAAAACATTTGAATATATGCTTCTTTGGGATACTCGAAACTATACAGTTGGAGTTTGTAATTGGGATGCTTGTATGAAACATACTGTAATAAAAGATGCAACAGTTTCTTTTAGAGTTGATTATTCTGATATTACTTTTTTGGCAAAAAATGTTATTCCGGTAAAAAAACAAGATTTTTCTGTTAGACTTTATAAATTAATTGAGGAATTAGTATGAGTATGAAATCTCTTAAGACGCCTTTGCGCTACCCAGGAGGAAAGTCCCGTGCTTGCGTCAAGATGGACGCCTATTTTCCAGATTTACGAAATTATGATGAGTTTCGGGAACCATTTATTGGTGGTGGGAGTGTCGCTATTCACATCACAAAGAAGTATCCACTCTTGGATATTTGGGTGAATGACCTTTATGAACCTCTGGTAAACTTCTGGCAACAACTCCAAATGTGTGGAACAGATCTGAAAGATAATCTTAAAGCAATAAAATTAGCAAACAATAAACCAGAATTAGCAAGGGATCTATTTCTTTATTGTAAGGATAAATTACACGAAGAAGGACGTTCAAATCTTGATCGTGCTGTTGATTTTTATATTATTAATAAGTGTTCTTTCAGTGGTCTCACAGAAAGCTCTTCTTTCTCTCCTCAAGCATCCAATTCCAACTTCAGTCTTCGTGGAATTGAAAAACTGCCAGAGTATTCCAAACTGATTGAGAAGTGGCATATAAGTAATTACTCCTATGATTATCTGATGGATGGAAATAAAGGTGCGTTTATGTATCTTGACCCTCCTTATGATATTAAGGATAATCTCTACGGGAACAAAGGATCAATGCACAAAGGATTTGATCACGATAAGTTTGCCGCTGATTGTGATTCTAATGATATGGACCAATTGGTGAGTTATAATTCAGACCAACTTGTAAAGGATAGATTCAAGAACTGGAACGCCGCAGAGTTTGATTTAACTTATACTATGCGTTCGGTTGGTGAGTATATGCGAGACCAAAAACAACGTAAAGAACTGCTACTTTTTAATTATGGAATTGAAGGACTGGTTGAACTCAATCAATCGAACGAAAAAGAATCTAATTGATGAAGACCCTTCAACTGAGAAGGGATATGCTCCATACATCATTAATAAGTGTCTTTCGGCAGAGATTGACTGTATTATGTTTGTGAATGAATTGAATCAGTATCATTTTCTTCCCAAAAAATTGCAATATGACTTTCTTATAAATATTCTGAGAGTTAAAAGGAGATATACTCCTTGGATTCGTAAAGATATAATCAAAGATCTTGATATTGTCAAACGTTATTATGGATATAGTAATGAAAAGGCACAGCAGGCTTTGAGGATTCTAACAAAAGAACAACTAACATTTATTAAATCGAAATTTGAAACTGGAGGAACAAAATGAGTGTCGTTCAAGAACCTACTGTACAATGGTCGCCTGATATGATGATAGAAGTCATTCTGAATGAACCAGATGATTTCTTAAAGGTAAGAGAAACTTTGACTCGTATTGGGGTTGCCTCAAGAAAAGAAAAGAAACTCTATCAAAGTTGCCACATTCTCCATAAGCAAGGTCGTTACTTTATTACGCACTTTAAGGAACTTTTTGCTCTGGATGGTAAACACGCAAATCTAACTGTAAATGATATTCAGCGTCGTAATCGTATTATTCAGTTAATTGCTGAATGGGGATTGGTAGAAGTAGTTGATGTCAGTAAAGTTCAGGATATTGCCCCTCTAAATCAAATTAAAGTTCTTCCACATAAGGAAAAGGGTGATTGGATTCTAGAGACTGAGTATAATATTGGTTCCAAGAGAAAAAAGGTTGAGGATGCTGAGTGATGTCTTCTGGAAGTTTTCAATTTCGTTATAATCACACTAACGAAAATGCTGCCTGGCATACAAATCCAGATGCTAAGTTTATTTTACCTGAAGAGGATGTGGATATTAGATGTGATGACCCATATCTAAATGAAAATCAATTCTTAGAAATGGTAAGGAGATTTTTTATTGCTTGTGGATATACTGAAAAGCAATGGAAAGATGCTCTTAAGACGCATATTACAGAAGCAGAGAAAACCGAATAATAAAGTAGGGAGTTCAACACTCCCTTTTTTATTATTAACTACTATATAATAAGGATGCCGAAAGGGTCCACAAAACACAAACTCGCTTTAAAAGGAGCTACTATAATGACTAACCTTACGAGGTATACTGCTGCGGACCTTCCTGCCTTGATGGACAGGATTACACGCAATAGCATTGGAATGGACGAATATTTTGATCGTCTATTCAATCTTCACGAAACTACAAATAACTATCCACCATACAATCTAATTCAGGTAAATAATGTAGAATCTCATTTAGAGATTGCTCTTGCCGGATTTAAGAAGGAGGAAGTAAATGTCTTCACAGAGTATGGAAAACTTTTTATCGAAGGGCAAAAATCAGATACTGAATCGGATAGGACGTTTGTCCACAAGGGTCTGGCTCAACGAAGCTTCAAAAGGGCATGGACTCTCTCCGACGACACAGAAGTCCGAGAAGTCACCTTTGAGGACGG